GCGTGGGTCTCTGGCGATGCGTGGGTCTCTGGCAATGCGCGGGTCTCTGGCAATGCGCGGGTCTCTGGCGATGCGTGGGTCTATGGCGATGCGTGGGTCTCTGGCGATGCGTGGGTCTTTGGCAATGCGCGGGTCTTTGGCGATGCGTGGGTCTCTGGCAATGCGCGGGTCTTTGGCGATGCGCGGGTCTATGGCGATAAAAACTGAAAGAAATCGACATATCATGAAAGACTACGCAATCGCATTACTCTGCCTCGTCACCGGACTTGGCTACGGACTCGCCTTCTACTTTGCCCTCGAAATGGGCGAGCAGAGGGATGAGAAAGATCGAGCCATCGCAGAATTGACTGAGGTCAGGGTTATGGCGGAATGGAGCAAGTTTGAAGAGGGGAGGGCGAAATGAGCGTTTCCGACTTCCTCGAAATGCCGGATGAAGTCCCGCAATGGAAACGAGACGCCGCGCAAATGGGCATCACGACGTTCTATGTTTTCGACATGGCAGACTCATATTGGGAAGCCAGCATTGACTGGTTTGGTGATGTTGAGACCCAGTGCGGTGAGACTGAGCGTGAGGCCGTGAATTCGCTGATGTTTAAACTGAAACTGGACGCATGACGGAACTTTCACTTTTCATCCTCTTCGCGATCCTGACTGCGGTTGCAATGATCGACGGAGTTCTTAAACAATAACCCGATACAATAGATGACAACAAAAGAAGCGATACAAAAACTAGAACCATACAACGCATGGATGAACGGCCATGGCCAATCCACAATGCCGGGACCGAAGGAAATTGTCGCGGCGATTCAATTCGCAGCTGAAGCTCTAAGGCAAATGCAAAAGCTTGAAGCGGTTTATAATGGAATTGATCCCGAAGGCTGGATTACCCATGAGCCAGGTGATCGCTTGCCGGTCGAGGAAAACGAACGGGTTGAAGTGCAATTGCGAAATGGGGAAACGTTCTCAGCCTTCCCTGCTTATTTTTGGGGATTGCCTGGCGGATTCTTTTCGATGTGGGAAGTGCTGCCGGAAAATCACGATGCTGAAATCGTAGCATGGAGGAGGCCGCGATGAGCAATTCTTTTATCAAAGACTTGTCGCTTTCCATCTCTCGGATTGAAGCGGCTTACGGCAATGCTGACGCATGGCCCAGAGTTTGCAAGACCCACCTGGAGCTTTTGACAGAGCTTGCACAAAGCCCTCGACCACTGCATCTCGGGGAGATTCAAGCGACCAGCAATATGGTCCCTTCCTGCGCTCAAGTCACGCTCAGTGCGCTTGCTGGATTGCTGGCAATACATTCGGCCCCGGTTACCATTCGGCGCGAGCGTGTAGCAATGCCAAAAACAGGCCGATGGGCCTATTTTTACCGCCTCGCTAAAGTAGAGGATTGATTAAAAGATTGGCGTTGCCATCCACTCTCGTTTTGTTGAACCTTTACGTAACGCTTCACCGTTACAGTAACATCATGCCAAACTACACAAAGCTTTTCAATTCCATCGTGACTTCCACAATCTGGACCGAAGATGACAAGACGCGGATCGTCTGGATCACGATGCTGGCGATTGCGGACCAAAATGGCGAGGTGCAGGCATCCATACCTGGGCTGGCCAGATTGGCGGCGGTTAGCATCAGTGACGCCGAAATGGCCATCGCCAAGTTCCTTGGGCCTGACCCTTACTCGCGAACTCCTGATAATGACGGGCGGCGAATTGCCAAGATTGACGGGGGCTGGGAGCTTTTGAACCACGCCAAATACCGCAGGATGGCAAGTTTGGCCGAGGCCAAGGAGGCCAATGCTGAGCGGCAACGACGCCACCGCGAGCGTAACGCCCCCGTAACGCATAGTAACGCCTCCGTAACGCACCGTAACGCTACCGTAACGCCTCAGACCGACAAAGCAGAAGCAGAAGCAGAAGCAGATACAAAAGAAAATAAGAGCGGCAAAGCCGCATCGGCGAACAAGTCGCCTCTTTCTTTCCCAGATTCATTTTCTGAGAATCGGAAACAGACTTTCCTCCTCTGGGCAAAGCACAAGGCAGAAAAGGGTCAAAGCTACAAGCCCACCGGATGGGAGCAGCTATTGAGCAGTCTCGACAACATGACCGATGCCGAGCTTGACCAAGCAGTGAGGCATTCGATGGCTATGAACTATCAAGGCATCTTCCCGGCTCCAAAGGGCGAGCAGAACCAGCAAGGCCAAGAAACAAAGCCCAAGCTCGCCACCGCCCCGGCCAACTGGCAGCAAACAGCCGAGGAGCTTTACGAGCAGAGCTTTGCCGGAATGGCGTGGGAAGCGATCACCCCAACGCAACGCGGACAGATCGCGATGCACATCAACCAGGCATGAGCGCGAACTACCCATCCGATCCAGACGCAGAGAGGGCAGTCCTGTCCTGCGCCCTGCAATGGCAAGACTGCTACGACAAGGTCGCCGCGCATCCATCGGGAGCCGATCTTTTCTACCTGCCCCATCACCGCCTCATCTGGAGCGCCATGCTATCGGCCAAGCTCAGCGCCGGGGGATTGGATCTCGTCACGCTCACATCGTCTCTCAGGGCGAGCGACGACCTCGACGCCGTGGGCGGGGCCGTAATGCTCTCAGAATTGCTCTCAGACGTCCCCAGCCCCAAAATGCTGGCCGGATACCTCAAGACCGCCGAGAACGCCTCAAAACGCCGCAGAATCGCAAGGGAGTGCCATTCGCTAGCCGCAGATGCCTGCGACATGGGGAAGGACGTTGATGGTCTGGTCCAGAGGGCAGACTCAATCATCCAAGGACTCCTTCGGTCATCCAGCCAATCGAGGGCAAGGCGATGGAACGACGTTTTGGGTAAAACGCTTCAGCAGATCGACGATGCCAGAAGTGCCGGTGGAAGGATCCCCGGCCTGTCCACGGGCTACGGATGCCTCGACTCTGCAACAAATGGCTATCAACCCGGCCAATTGTGGGTTGTCGCTGCTCGCCCTGGTGCTGGCAAGACCGCCCTCCTGATGTGCATGGTGCGCCACCTCGTCGAGGCCGATCACGCCACAGCCATCTTTTCCGCTGAGATGTTCGCCGAGGAGCTGGCGATTCGGGCAATCTCAGGCCAAAGCAAAATCGACTCTCTGAAACTCGCGAGCGGTAAACTCGACCGCATGGACTTTGGAAAGATCACATCGGCACTAGAGCAATCGACATCGTGGCCGCTATGGGTAGACGACCGTGCAGACATGCGCTTGGTTGACATCCAAGTTGGGGCGCGTAGACTCGTCAAAGAGGAGGCGGTCAAAGTGATATTTGTCGATTACCTGCAATTGATCAAAGAGCCAGACGGGAGCCGCAATCGAGAAGATGCCGTTCGCCGATTGTCTGATGGGTTTAAGCAACTGGCTAAAGAGCTTGGCATCACAATTGTGGCATTGGCACAGCTCAACCGATCCAGTGAAAGGCGAGAAGGCAGGAAGCCCGTCGTTTCCGATTTGCGAGACTCTGGGGCAATCGAGCAGGATGCGAACGTGATCCTCCTACTCAACCCGCAGGAATCTGAGGCCGACGAGGATGCTGTCGATGTCGAGCTGATCGTGGCCAAGTGTCGCGGTGGCAGACTTGGAGCTTTGGAATTTGGATTCAACAAACCGACAACGACTTTTTACCCCAAACAAAAATGAGAACAGCAAACATCAACGTAACCAAGATCGACAAGACCGCCCTTTACGAAGGCAAAAACGGCAAATACCTGAGCCTGGTCTTCTTTGATAACAAAGACGGGCCAGACCAATTCGAGAACGATGGCTTCGTGACTCAAGACTTGGGCAAGGAGCGCCGCATGGCAGGAGAGAAAGGGCCGATCATCGGCAACTGGAAGGAAGTTGGAACTAAGGGGCCGACTCCTGCGCCAACCAGACAGGAAAGCTCCGTGATTGTTTCCATTGAGGATGACTCTTCAATCCCTTTTTGATTAACGGTATTTGCGAACTAAACACCAGAGAATACTATGAACAATAACCCACAAAAAGGAACCGCTACACGCAAGGCTGGCGGATGGCATCCGACGCTGGAATATACCAACGGAGGACGGTTGATCGGCGCTATAAGTTTTTGGACTGAGGACCAAGCTCGGTTTGAGGCGTGGCAAATGATCGAGTGCATGGAGCGGAATCCAACTGCCTTTGAGACAAATCACCCGGGCGAGAATCAGATTATTGATCTCTCCGCAAACACTAAAGCGCAGGCAACCCAGCCCGAATGACTGAGATGGAAAACAGAAACGACAAAGTAGAGGGCGGGGTTGCCGCTGCCGCGATTTGTTCGCAGAAGCGAGCGACCCCGGACGCCCATCGCGCCATCACTCGCGGAGCCAACGAGTGTTGGTATCGGTTCGTGATCCGACAAAAGAATGAAGTCGAAAAGATGGAACTCGAACGGGACAGGCTCAGGGATGCAATCCCCCTGCTCCAGGACCTCGCTGTTTATTTTGGGGAATCGTGCTGTCATCCCTTGGCTGTGCGGGTCCGAGAATTTCTTTCTGCGAACACCGCAACGATGGCAGGCGATGAAATCGCCTTGCCATCCGTGCATGGTTCTGCGGCCCGAATTTCAGATTGAACCCTGTTACACGAAAGACCAAACCCTGTTGAATTATGACTGAAGAAGAACTGAAAAAAGAGCTAGGACTTGAGCGAGTCAGGAGAATAAAGGCTGAGAATGACGCTGTTTTACAGAGCATCCAAGTCGAGCTTTTAAAGCAGGATCTCGGGACCATTCGCCGAATCATTGGAAAGGGTGGAAGCGCCGTCGATGTTCTTGCGTTTCTCGATACCCCTAATTCTTTCCTTCCAGGCGAAATCAACGAGGACGACGCCGACATGATCGCCAGAATCTCCGGCGCGGTAATTTCAAAAGACTGGCGAAAATTCGCCGAACTCGTCGTCGAGGCTCCAGACATTGATGTAGTCGGGAAAGCAAACGTCGCGATCAAGTGGATTGCGGAGGCGGCGATTGAAAAGCTCGGAAACTCCAGCCAATCCAGACACCTTGAGGGCATCGTCGATCTGGCGATCATCTCGGAAAGAAATTCCCGCCTTTAGCAGAACACGCGTTAGCCACAAAAACTTGTTTGCGAATCCCAAGCATGACCGACAAGACCTTCCACACCGATCTGGACGATGCGATCCTAGACGGGTGGCAAGGTCCGGTGATGCTGCCGATCAACGGCGGGGAGGTCCACGTTCACGGGCGTCGGTGTCATGTTCGGAATGCCCGACGCGTGGCCTTCCTGCGGTTTGCTATGGGCCGGGGCAGGCTGGTAGCCGAGGAACTCATGAGCCTGCTCGACATGGCAACCGGTAGCCAGGTGCATCAGTTCCTGCGGCAGTTGCAGTTTCAGCTATCGGTCGAGAAGTCGCACATCAGGCTGCAGCTCATCATGGATGGCCGCAGAGGATACTGGGTGGCGTTTGACAAAAGGAAAGGCAATGAGCATGATTAACAACCCCAAAGGGCAAAGGCGTAGGATTAGCCACCTGCCGTCACGCACGATAGCCAACGAGGTTGACGGCTCCTCGTCTAGGCGAAATCCCGCTCGTCACAACGGGCGTGGACATCGTGCGACCGGGAAGGGACACTTTAAAAGCCGAGGCGCTAGCTATGCCCTAAACCATTCGCCAGACGCGCCACGGCACATGGCAGGATGCTGCGGCTGCACTGGATGCGCCATGTTGCTGGTCATCGGCGCGATCATTCTAACGCTGCTGATGATGGCAGCTTAACCAACCAACATATGAACCAAACAAAGAAACGAGGACGACCTGCCAAGGTCAGGCAAGAGCAGAGCATCGAGGCGGAAGCTGCGAATGATCAAAGAGAAGTCGAGATTGAGATGCAGCCCGTCGAGGATGACGGCATGACCCTGGTTCGCCGTGTTGAGATGGAGATTGGGAGGACAAGTAATGCATGGGGCATGGTGGATCCGCTTGAGCTGATTGATGCTGTTAGGCGAGTGATTAAAGGCTAGAGCTATGAGTGAAGCACGCGATCCCGCAACAAACAGGATTGACGCCGAATCAGGTGAATCGGTAAAATCTTGCGCTGCAAGGGCAATGGGGCAAGCTTCGGCGCATCATGGCGTTCCCAAGGAGTTTCGAGCGTTCGCTATCTGCGGTAACTGCGGAAAGGAGTTTACACCGAAGCAAGGCCAGTCAGGCCAGTTCTGCTCTCGCGCTTGCGTTTCGCCTGGCAGGTCGCAGTTGGATGAAGGTAAGGTGATCGAGCTTTACGAGTCGGGGATCGGGATTAAGACGATTGCAGCCCAGTTGATAGGCAGAGCAAGCGCCAAAAGCACGATACGGTATTGCCTTGTCCGCAATGGAGTGGAACTGAGGAGCACGGCGACAACTCAGGACGAAGCCACAAAGGCAAGGCGTTATGCCCATTTCCACAAGGCGAAACAGCTAAAGCAGGAGCGTGAGAGGCTAAAGCCAAAAAATAAAAGAAACAGGGCAGTAATTGATCTTCCCTTGTTTGGTTATGCCTCTGATCAGAGGGCTGCGGCATCGCGAGCAGAAAAGCTTTCTGGCATTGTTCGCGCTGGCTACAAGTCTGAATATCACATGCGATACGCCAATGATCCGGCATTCAGAGCAAAGGAAATTATTAAGCGTCGGTTTCAGAAGTTAGTCAAAGGGGTGGGCCATGGAAGCGCCAGAATGATGAAGCTCATAGGTTGTTCGCCGCGAGAGCTAAGAACTTGGATTGAAGGGCAATGGGAAGAATGGATGACTTGGGACAATCTCGGCCCGCCCCGACTAGGGTATTGGCAAGTGGACCATATCATTCCCTGTTCATGGTTCGATCAGGAGGATCAACAGGATTTAGAAGTGTGTTGGCATTACCTTAACCTTAGGCCGTTGTGTGCCGTCGAGAACAACGCGAGGCGAGACAATCCCAATAAGCTTCTTGAAACCATTGAGGCGCTACCGGCTCATCCAATCAAAGAAAGGATGAAGGCAATAGCCATAAGTCGTTGAGTTTACGGGTCCCATGACAGATGCCACTGCCAAAAGGGTCGGCGCGACCCCTTTTCCTAGTCGCAACAACCCCTAAAAGGGACACCAGACCGATCCTCTGTTGAGACTAGCCCAAAATGCGGCCCATTTGCGACCTGCTCGACCGTCTAGGCGAGCCTCCCTCATCTGTTACCGTTTTCGGCATCAGTTTACTGATCTAGACATTCCCGAAAAAATCCTCTTGCGTTTCGTTTTCGTTTTGTGGTGTCTCTCGCAATGTCGAAAGGCACTTCCAAACAATTCGCGCCGCAGGTCCGTTCCTTCGACCTGTCACGCTCCTCGCTCGACGAGGACGAGCGCACTGTCGACGTCATCTTCTCGACCGAAACCGATGAAGTCGAGCGCTCCTGGGGCGTCGAAATTCTGGACCACGGCGCAAAGTCCGTTCGACTCAAGCGCCTAAACAATTCCGCGCCCTTGCTGCTCGATCACGATCCTCGCGAGCAAGTCGGAGTCATCGAGTCCGCACGCATCAACGGCAAGACCGGAGCCGCGACTGTCCGCTTTTCCCGCTCGGCAAAGGGCGAGGAAATCTTCCAGGACGTTAAGGACGGGATCCGCTCCAAAATCTCCGTTGGCTATCGCGTCCATGCCCTCGTCATGGAAAAGCGGGACAAAATGACCGGCAAAGAAACCTACCGCGTCATGGATTGGGAGC